TAAGTATCTAAATCTAGACAGGGTTGTTATTGGTAGAGTTGTTGATAAGGATGTTTTATTGAAAGGTTTTTTATTTAGAAGTGTATCGACTAGCCGTAAGGCGTAAGGCTTGGATTAATCACAAGCTTGAAAAGCAAGACACCAAAAAGGTGAAGAGATAGTCAGTGCCAATAGAAATATTGGAGTTTCATGGCAGGAGTAGATTCAGAGATATTCGTTAGACTTGAAGGAGTTCTTACGACGGAAGGCTCTTATCTGTTAACGATGGGAAATCCATCATTTGACTCTGGTTACTTCTACGACATATTTCACAATCCAGATTACAGCAGACAATACGATTGCTTTACTTTTAGCTGTGTTGACTCTCCAAACGTGGACCACGAGTGGATAGCATATATGAAAGACAAGTACGGTGAAGATTCAAACATATATAAGGTTAGGGTTGCTGGTTTATTCGCTCCTCTAGACCAAGAGGTTATAATTAGAAGAGAAGACGTAAGAAATGCAGTCGGAAAAGATGTTGCTGATGAAATAGAAGAACCTATTTTTATTGGTGTTGACGTATCTTCTGGTGACTCAAATGACCACTCTGTTGTTTGTATTAGACAAGGAAATAGAGAGCTTGAAAGAGTTAAGTTGAAAGTTAAGTTAGCTCACCTAAGAGAAGAAATAAAGTCTTATGTTCACAGATACGTGTGTGTTGCACCTCGTGTTATTGTTAACATAGATACGACTGGTCTTGGTTATCAGTTAGGTCAAGAGCTTGATGATTTCTTTTGGGAAAGAGATAACGTCGATATAAACTGCATTAACTTCTCGTTCAAAGCTAGCCTTAATAAGATTTTTGGAAACGTTGCTACTGAGATGTTCTTTATGTTTAAAGAGGTTGTTGAGAATGTATCATTGCTTTCTATTCCAGAATCGGTTGTTGAGGAAGACTTAGGTGCTCGTAGATATTCATACGACAGTCAGAATAGATTTATTGCTGAAAAGAAAAAAGAATTCATTAAAAGATTCAAACGTTCCCCTGACGAAGGAGATGCTGTTCTTCTTGCGTTTTACGATATGGGAGATATAAATAAATTAGAAGAAATATACTTAGGGAAGGAGGATTGGTGATGTCATCATATAATTTAGGTAACATTAGAGTTAGTGCTAATGAAGAAAACGTTATAAATGGTCTTCCTTATGTAGATGTTGCACGTGGGTATTATTACTCGAATATGTATGCAAACAGTTTAGGAGTTATAGAGGATTTGTTTGACGAATCTATACCTGTGTTCAACGCTGTCCCAAAAGTTGTTAATATTGCTTCTGCTCTTGCTATAGGTGGTGTTATTGAGCCATCTTACGAAGACAATGAGTATGTTCAAAATGTTATTGATAGGCTTGCTTTGGAGCAAGAAAAGACGTTCATGTGTAGAGATTTAATTCTTGGAAAGTCAATTCTTGTTGAAATCCAATCGCTGGAAAATAGAGATGAGGATGTGCCAGAGACGGCTTATGATGATACTGAGTTCCCCTATACAATGTCTTATTATCCTAGCGATGAGTACGAGATTGTTTCTGAAGGAAATAGAATCCTTTGGGCTAAGATAAAGGGTGTCAAGTTAAAAATGAACGAAGAGCAAACAGCTTATGAGGAAGTAGAGGTTGAAAAAATCTACATAAGAAAAGAAGATGGAAGTGCAGAATCATACGTAATGGAAGGAGACGAAAAAACTGAAGAGGTTGTTTACGAAGATGGAATCTTGCCTTTAGTTGAAATCACTACTACTTACGATATGAAGCAACTGTTCTATTCGATAGATAGACATAATGAGTTGGAATCATTTATTAGAAATATCTTGTTCTTAGCCGGAGAACCAATTCTTGCTGGAATGGGACTAGATAAGATAAATACTGCTACAGCTGAAACAATCAACTCTGACAGATATAAGAAGCTTAAAGCACTGTTCTCTAAGAGTGAGAATGCTAAACTGCAAATGCTTGAGATACAAGGTTCTTCTGCTAGAATAATGATTGAAAAACAGAAAGCTATAGTTGAAGCAATTGTAAAAGACTATCCTGAATACTCAATATCAGAGGTTTTAAGCGGTTCTAACGTTTCAGAGGAAACTACAAGAATAAGGTTAACTGAAATACTTTCAAGAGTATCAGAAGTTAGAAGAAATATGGAAATAGGCTTTAACAACATCATTGGTATTATATCGTTTCTGGAAGGAAAAGAAATTGATAAGCAATATGTGACTTTCGGTTCTATGACAGACATCAACCTTAAAGACACTTTAGATATGGTTATACTTGCAATGCAAAACGGACTAATAAGTAAGAAGTCTGCTATGTATCAAATAAGAAACCTTTATATCGGAGAGGACATAGATACTGAGTTGGCTGAAATAGAGGCTGACGACAAATTAAAAGAGGAGGTAACTAATAGTGGCGATAGCGATAAACAGGGAGGCGTTGGCGGAGTTAATAGCGAGTCAGACGAACAACCCAAACTTTAACATAGACGATATAGACGAAAGCATCTTAGCTGGACTTGCTCACGAAGAGGAAGTTGAAGAGGTGGAAGAAGTCGAAGAAACAGAAGAAGCAGAGGAATCTGAAGAGGCTGAAGAAACTGAAGAAGTTATCGAAGATGAAGAGGAAATAAACCCGTTAGACGGCGTTGACCCGAACAAACTTAGTGCAACAGAAAGAATGTTTTACGATTATGTTGTAGCTGAAAAAGAAAAGGCTAAAAAGAGAGAAGTCTCTTTGATTATACAAGGTTCTCAACTAGACATCAAACATAAAATGATTCTTGACAGAATGGCGAAAGATGGTGTTTCTAGAAAGCTAATAGAATCTACTATTGAAGACTTAAAACAAATACAGGCATCTTCTGTTAGAGTTGGCGGTACTAAGATAGTTTCTAAGAGCAAACTAAAAACAAAAACAACTCCAGCCAAAGACGACAAGATTCCTAAGATGGGAACAAGAGAGTACGGAGTATATTTAGCAAACTTAAGAAAAACAAAAAAGATTTAGGAGGAAGAAATGAAAGAATTATTAAATGTTTTTAAACCTGAGATTTCACCTATTCACAAAGTAGGTTTCTCAATTGCTGCACAAATGAAAGTTGCTGGTACTAAAGCTGAAGGTGTTATCATACCTGCTGGAACTGCATTAGTAGGAGATTTCTTAGCTGACCCAGTTGCAAACGTTGCTACTATCGCTACTGCTACAGGTGCTGCTTTAACTGGTGTTTTAATGCATGATGTTGTGTTGGAAGCTGGAACTGACTTAGTTTACTCAGTTGGTGTTATGATTGAAGGTGTAGTTTATGATGACGTTATGAAGTCTGTAAACGCATGGTATGTTGCGGCTGACGCTGTTGCTTTATCTGCTGTTGGTGTAAAAACTTACGGTGTAAAAACAATCGGAAAAACAAGATAATAGGGGGATAAATACAAATGAAAAATACAATTAAAGACGCATTTAACTCAAGTGCTTTCGTAGGTTACGTTGAGGAAAACACGCCAATCTTAGGAGAGGCAACTGAATTAGAGGGATTATTCCCAGTTAGAGTTATGGAAGGTCTTGATTATTCATACATCAAAACTAAAAACGGTGCTGTAGAATTAACTGCTCCATCTGCATTTGACGCTGAGCCAATCGCACAACACAGAGAAGGATTCGACGCAATGAAGGGAGAAATGCCTTTATTCAGAAAGAAAATGAACTTATCTGAGAAAGAAAAGCACACTTTAGAGCTTTACTTAAAAGCTTCAGACGACCAGGGAGTTTCAAGATTAATAACTCAAATATTTGATGACCAAGCTACTTTAGTTAAAGGTGCTATCATGACTCAAGAGTTCTTAAGAGCTAGAGCATTAATGGATGGAAAAATAGCTATATCATCTAAAGGTGGAGCTGTAGCAATCGACTATAAGGTTCCTGCTGCTAACAAAAAGGTTTTAACAGCTGATGCTGCTTGGACTAACCCAGATTTAGACATCGTTGGACAAATCACTGGTTGGTTAGATGACGTTGAAAACTTAACTGGAGTAAGACCTAGTAGAATGTTATTAAACAGAAACACTTTCAAGCTATTAAGAGAAAACAACCAATTAAAAGCTACTTCAAGTGCTTTCATAGCTCAATCTTTAGCTGGATTAGCTGGTACAGTTGTTCTTGATTCTGCAATCGTAAACGGTTTCAAATCTTTAACTGGTATCAATGACG